GCATGGGCATGGGACTACGTAGATGAGGCACATAGGATAGCAGACAATCCCTATGATAACCAAGCTTGGCTTGATGCAGACAAACCATTCCAGTTCCTAGCTTGGTGTTGTGAGATGTCAGCCCTAGCTAAGTTTGGTTGGGGTTATGAGAGTAGGTTACCTGTCTCAGCAGATGGCAGTTGCAATGGATTACAGCACCTCTCAGCTATACTAAGAGATGAGGTAGGGGGTGTAGCTACTAACTTAATATCTTCTGCTGTACCTCAAGATATTTATACACAGGTAGCTGACCAAGCTATACAACGTATACGACAGGAGGATACAGAACTGGGTAGGAAATGTTTAGAGTTTGGTATTGATAGGAAGTTAGCTAAGAGACCTGTTATGATTGTACCATACTCAGGTACTAAACATGCTTGTCGTGCTTACATAGAAGAAGCTATCAAGGAGAAGATAAAGGAAGGCACACCCAACATCTTTGGTGATGACCTATTCAATGTCACTCACTACCTAGCAGGTCACATATGGGACAGCATTAGTGGTGTGATTGTGTCAGCACGTAAGGTGATGGACTACGTTAAGAGTGTTGGAGATGTGTATTCTAACATAGGTAAACACATGGAGTGGGTAACACCTACAGGTTGGTTAGTTATGCAACAGTACAATGAACTACAACAGAAGAGGATAAAGACACACATCAATGGTGAGGTAGTATCTCTATCCTTTCCTAAAGATAAGGAAGACACAGTTAATAAGCAGAGGACAGGGTTAGGTAGTAGTCCTAACTTCATCCATAGTTTAGATGCCTCTGCTATGACACGTACTATTAACGAAGCTACTAAGGTAGGTATTGTAGACTTTGCTATGGTGCATGACAGCTATGGTACACATAGTAGCATGATGCCACAGCTATCTGAGATACTACGTGAACAGTTCGTTAGTATGTACGAAGAGCATGATGTTCTTGATGAACTCAGGACTCATGCAATCAAGACTCTAGGTACTGAGGATGTTCCTCTGCCACCAAGTAAGGGCAACCTAGATATCCGTAACGTATTGAAATCAGACTATTTCTTTGCTTGATTTCTAAAGTTACAACCTAGCCAGTTGGCAAAACAAATAGCAATAAGGAGTTATTATATGCTAGTAATAAAAGGAAAGTCCCTATGGGCAAAAGTCTTTGAACCTGATACAAGGTTTGTAGATGACGGAGAATATTCTACTTCAGTAATTGTACCTGAAGCAGAAGCAGCACAAGTTTGTGAACAACTAGAAGCACTCATTGATGAGGAGTATAATAAGGTTGTCAAGGAGAAGCCACAACTCAAGGCAACCCTGTCCAAACGTCCTGTAACTGAGCCAGACTTTGACCAAGATGGTAATGAGACAGGTAATGTTGTATTCAAAACTAAACTCAAGGCTAAGATAAGAGGTAAGAATGGTCAAGCATACTCACAAAAGGTTAACGTTGTAGATGCTAAACGTAACCCAATGTCAGGTGACCAGTTGATAGGCAATGGCTCAGTTATAAAGGTAGCTGTTGAACCTGTTGCTTACATGATGCAGTCTACTAAACAGGTAGGTGTATCCCTCAGACTTAAAGCTGTGCAAGTCATTGACTTGGTTGAACATGGCACACCTTCTACTGCTTCTATCTTTGATGAAGAAGATGGATTCGTAGCCAAAGCTATAGAGAAAGATAACTCTGCAGTCTTTGACAATGTAGATACTGAAGGTACAGCTAGTGACGAAGGGGACTTTTGAGGCAAGGGTCATTGCAGACCTAGTAGCACGTGACATACCACATGTGTATGAACCTGATAAGATGGCATACTTTGTGGAACGTCACTATGTTCCTGACTTAAAGATAGGCAAGATGATAGTGGAGCTTAAAGGATACTTCAGACAAGACAGTCAACGTAAGATGAAGGCTGTCAAGGCACAGTACCCTGACTTAGATATACGATTTGTATTTCAAAAGGCAAGCTCCACTATACAAGGAGCTAAGAAAAGAAAGGATGGTTCTAAGATGACCTGTCAAGAATGGGCTGACCGTAATGGTTTTACATGGGCAGAAGAAACAATACCAAAGGAGTGGTTGAAATGAGTGTGATAGATGTTAAAGACATGATTGAAACTGATGTAGACTTACAAGCAGAGTTTACTAAGCAAGGTCTAAGTGTGTCTGTCATCATAGGTGATGAGGAGATAGAACATACATCTACTTATGAGGACATGGCTATTGATATGGTAGGTGACTCTGAGAAGTATGACAATGAGACACTCAAGAAGATAGCTAAAGGTTTTGATTACATGTCTAAGTTTATAAAGGAGTCAATAGGTAAGGATGGATAACGGTGAGTTCATAAGACATGAAGAGTGTCCTCACTGTGGCAGTAGTGATGCCAATGCTTTGTATAGTACAGGCAAACACTACTGCTTTTCTTGTCAGGTAATGACATACCCAGACGATAACAAAGGAGTGATAGCAGTGACTACACAGAAGAGTAACTTTGCCTTCCTACCTATTGAGGTACAGGCACTAAACAAAAGGAAGATAACTGAGAAGACAGCTAGACATTGGCAGTATGGTGTATCAACTTACAAAGGTAAGAAGGTACATGTAGCTAACTACTACGACAGAGAAGGTACACTCCAAGCACAGAAGATAAGGTTTCCTAACAAGGACTTCCTTGCTTTAGGTGACATGAAGAAGGTTGGACTGTATGGTGAGCACCTCTGTCGTGATGGTGGTAAGATGATTACCATTGTTGAAGGAGAGCTAGATGCCTTGTCACTTAGTCAAGTGTTTGAGAACAAGTGGTCAGTTGTCTCTGTTCCTGCAGGTGCAGACTCAGCTAAGAAAGCTGTATCTAAATCTCTTGAGTGGTTATGCAACTATGACTCTATTGTTATTATGTTTGACAATGATGAGCATGGTCAGAAAGCAGCAAAGGAAGTAGCCAGTATACTACCACCTAGTAAAGCTAAGATAGCCAAGCTCCCTCTCAAAGATGCTAGTGATATGGTACAAGCAGGAAGAGTAGCTGAACTTATTGATGCTGTATGGGCAGCTAAGACCTACAGACCTGATGGTATCATAGCAGGTACAGATGTATGGGAACTAATCAGTGCTGAAGATGACAAACATTCTGTCTCTTATCCTTATGCAGGTATACAAGAGAAGACAGGTGGTTGTCGTAAGGGTGAGATTGTAACACTCACTGCAGGTAGTGGCATAGGTAAGTCACAACTAGCTAGAGAGTTTGCACACTCCTTCATCATGCAAGGTCAGGTCATAGGTTATATAGCATTGGAAGAAAATGTTAAACGTACCTCACTTGGTCTGATGTCCATTGAGTTAAACAAACCACTACATCTACAATCAAATGATGTACCAGTGGAAGAACTAAGACATGCCTTCATCAACACAGTTGGGTCTGGTAGGGTGTACATGTATGACCATTGGGGTTCAACTGACTCTGAAAATCTACTATCTAAAATCAGATATCTAGTGAGAGGATGTCAAGTTGATTATGTTATACTTGACCACATTAGTATTGTTGTTAGTGGTTTAGAAGGAGGAGATGAGAGACGTATCATTGACAATACTATGACTAAGTTACGTTCACTAGTAGAAGAACTGAACTGTGGTTTGATACTAGTGTCACATCTTAAGAGACCTTCAGGTGACAGAGGACATGAGGATGGAGCACAGACTTCTATGTCACAGCTTAGAGGTAGTGCTGCAATAGGTCAGCTGTCTGACATGGTGATAGGACTTGAACGTAACCAACAAGACAAAGACAAACCTAACGTAAGTCAGGTTAGAGTATTGAAGAACAGATGGTCTGGTGAGACAGGCTTGAGTTGTTCATTGGAATACAACACAGAGACAGGAAGAATGAGTGAGGTAAATTTTCCTGATGAAGAAGAAGTAGAATTCTAAACAGTGCAGAGACACAAGGAGAAACAATGGAATTAATATTTGATATAGAAGCAGACAACCTACTAGATGATGTCACTACTGTGTGGTGCATAGTATGTAGGGAGAAGGACACAGAAAAGGTACACACCTTTGAACCCCACCAAATAAAGGAAGGGCTTGTGTTCCTATCTAAAGCAGATGCTCTAATAGGTCATAACATTATTGACTATGACTTAAGAGTACTCAAGAAGTTGTATAACTTTGAATACAAAGGTAAGCTAATAGATACTCTAGTATACTCAAGAACTATATGGTGTGACATACGAGAGATAGATGTTCAGCTAAGTAAGAAGAATAACTTTCCTCCTAAACTTATGGGTAGTCACAGTCTTAAGGCATGGGGATACAGACTAGGAGAATTAAAAGGTGAGTTCAATGTGGGCAGTGAGAGCTTTGGAGAGTATACCCAAGAGATGTTACACTACTGTGTACAAGACACGAAGGTTACAGCTAAACTCTATTCTAAAATTACTGCAAAAAATTTTAGTAAAGAAGCACTAGACTTAGAGACTGAGATACATACTCTGCTACTACAGCAACAGGAATATGGTTTTCCCTTTGATGTAGAGGCAGCTAAAGAACTGTGGTACAAGTTAGCCTCACGTAAATCAGAGCTTGAAGAGGAACTAGTAAATAACTTTGAGCCTACTATTGTAGAGCTAAAGACAAAGACTAAGACAATCCCCTTCAACCCTGCTTCACGTATGCAGATAGCAGACAGACTAATGAAGAGAGGTTGGAAACCTGAAGCCTTTACTGATAGTGGTGAGCCTAAGGTTGATGAAGCTGTACTAGCAAGTATTGATATGCCTGAGGCTAAGATGCTTAACGAGTACTTACTCCTTAACAAAAGACTTGGACAGTTAGCCACAGGTAATCAGGCTTGGTTGAAGATGGAGAAGAAGGGAAGAATGCATGGACGTGTTAATCATATGGGTGCTGTTACTTCTCGTTGTACTCATTCCAACCCTAACGTTGCTCAAGTTCCTAGTGTGGGTGCACCCTATGGTAAAGAATGTAGGGCATTATTCCATGCTCCTACTGGCTATAGTCTTCTTGGTGCTGATGCCAGTGGTCTTGAGCTACGGTGTCTTGCTCACTACATGGCTGCTTATGACGATGGTTCTTATGCTAACACAGTAGTCAACGGTGACATACATACTATCAACCAAGAAGCAGCAGGTCTACCTACTAGAAACAATGCCAAGACTTTTATCTATGGATTCTTATATGGGTCAGGTGATGAGAAGACAGGTAAGATAATAGGTAAGGGAGCTAAAGAAGGTAGAGCAATTAAGAAGAAGTTCTTGAAGAAACTACCTGCACTTAAGTACCTCAAGGATGCAGTATCAGAAGCAGCAGATGAAAGAGGTTGGGTCAAAGGATTAGATGGACGTGTCATACCTGTTAGGCATAGTCATGCTTCACTTAATACTTTGTTACAATCAGCAGGTGCTTTGATATGTAAGACTTGGTATGTCTTCATAGCTAGAGCTATAAAAGAACAAGGACTTGATGCACAGATTGTAGCATTCATACATGATGAGGTACAACTACTAGTAAAGGA